TCGATCCCAGAGGCCAGCAACGGCACGGCCTTGTTGTCCAGCGCGTTGAACGGGCTGAACACGCTGTCCTTGTGCCCGTAGGTCTGGATCACCCGGTTGCGGTTCTCGACCGTCATCCAGATGGGGTTGCCGAACACGCCACCGTCGAACGGCGTGCGCTCGTCGATCATGGTCACGACCTGGCGCAGGTTCCAGACGGTCTGGATGCCCCATCGCGTGGACGGCCATGTCTCGATGGTGCTCGGGAACCCGGCCGGAGCGACGATGCGCGGCGAGCGCGTAACCTCGGCCTGCCCGTAGAGCGCTGCGTCGAACCCCTGCGGCTCCGGGTACTGCCGGTTGTCGTGCGCCCAGTGCAGGCCGAATGACGAGGCATCGAACCCCGTCGTCTCGACGTAGTGGGTCTTGTCGATGTTCGGATAGCCGAACGCCCACTGCACGATGTACGACGGGTAGATGAAGCGTTCCTTGTACGCGACCAGCGGCGCGCCGTAGCTCGCCGTGATGCTTTGCCCGGCCTGGTCGATGACGCGGATCGAGTTCGCGACCAGCGGCGCGCCGAAGTTGATCGCGAAGATCCCGTCGGGGGACAGGGAGCGATCGAGGAACGAGACCCATCCCTCGCCATCGCCAGCGAACCCGAAGCCCTTGAAGGCGTCCAGCCCGACCGGGATGACGTAGCGGTTCCGGTTGAGCAGGCTTGGCGTGCCGATCGATCCGTCGCTGGCGCCCGTCGGGTAGACGAACTTGAGCAGGTTCTCGACGGTCGGATTGCCGATCGCGCTGGCGTCGAATCCTGACGCCAGCAGGTAGCGGTTGCGGTTGACGACAGACGGCGTCCCCCAGCTTTCAGCATCGATCGCGAACGTGTACGCGATCTGCCGATAGATCAGCGCGTGCTGGCCGGAGTAGAAGTTGTTGAACGACGCCGGATAGATGGTCCGGTTCTTGAGGCTAACCTCGGCCGCGCCGAACGTCAGCGAATCCCACCCGTCAACGAGTAGCTCGCCGGCCGCGCCGCCAAAGTTGTGGCTGATCGGAGACGGAACCGTGTAGGCCGTAGTGAACTCATAGGCCACCGTCCAGCGCCGGATGATCTGGCTCGGGACGCCGAATTCGCCCTGCTCCCCCAAGGTGACGTCCGCAGCATACTGCCGCCAGCTGACGGTCGACACCGCCGGCATCGACAGCGGCTCCCCGGCGCTGCGCGTGACAATCCGCTGCGTGCCCGGGGGGTCGGCGAAGTCATGGACGAAACTTCCCTGCGGCCCCGAATACTGGATCGGGGTGTCGAATTCGTGATCGACGGTTCCGGTAGGCGGGACGTAGCCGTCCTCGCCGGGGAAGATCAGCGGGCCGAACTCGACCTCGATCGGGTCGAAGGCGTAGTCTGTCGCCCACCACTTGTTGTAGCGGAGGGCCATGCGTCAGTCCGAGAACGCCTCTGTCGGAGGGGTGAAGTTAGCGTCGTAGACGCAATGCCCGGTCGTTACGCGAAGCTCGTCGATACGCGCAGAGATTCTCTGCGATGCGTCGGGGTATGAGCACACCGAGATTCTTGCGGCACTAGACCAGTTGGTCGAGTCGTTCGCTTGATTGGCGAGCTTAACGCCATCCAAGTAAATCTTCATCACTCCGCTATGTCTGACCAGGGCGACGTGGTGCCATGTGTTATCGCCTCCGACCCATCCGTCGTACAGGCCATCGAAGCTAGACGTTGGCGCATACCACGCAAGGTATCCTGAGTTGAAGTAAAGCATCCCGACATCGTAGTTCCCGGTCGTGGACAGGCACACCAGCCCGCCACTCTGGTACGCAGCGAGCTTGAGCCACAACTCGACGCAGAAGTCTTGCGTATTGAATACCAGTTGACTGCTGGTCGCAGAGAGCAGAAGGCCGCTTGTTTGCGCCAACAGGCCGCCGGCCCCGAACTTCGCTGACCCGCTGTCCACGGCTGGCGGGGTTACTCCAGAAGCGACAAGCGTCGGACCTCCGTGGGTAGAAGTGAGGTCGCTATCGAAGTGATACAGAGCGGCAACGGACCCGAGCGGCGGAACGGGCCAAAGACTGTTCTGTCGCGCGATCAGAACGTCGTCAGGCCCCCACGCCCCAACAGCCGCCCCGAGAGAGGTCGATCGCCTTACGCCGCGAATCGACCCATTGGTCCTCACGACAGATCCTCATACGAGCAGACCGCCTCGAACACCGACGCCGCGCTCGCGGTCAAGCGCAGGGAGTCGCCCTCCTCCAGATAGATCGGGCTGTCCTTCTGAATTGCCATGTAGACCGAGTTGATCGGCACGTTGATCGCGTTCGCGATCTTGTAGGCCGTCGATGAGCGGTACACGTCAACGGTGATCGTCCCGCTGTTCGCGGCGTGGATGTTGGCGGCGTACAGGGAGTTGATCTTCAGCACCTTGCCGCTGGCAGCCGAGTTGGTGACGATCGCGGTTGCGGTATTGCCGACGGCCTGCACCGCGGTCTTGCCGGTGATCGTCGTCAGCGCAGCAATGTTAGGTGCGGCCATGACTGCCTTTTAGGTTGCGGACGCCAGCGCGTAGATCGCGTCGTTGTAGACCGTTCCGCCGGGGCGGTCCTGAATCACTACGACATACTTCTCGGACATTGCTGGGTCCAGGCCCGAGAACGAGTATTCGCCATTGGCGTCGGTGTACGTCTTTGCGATGACTTGCATGGTCTGTCGCCAATGCAGGAACACGACCACGCCATTGATCGGGTTGCCTGACTCGCTGATGGTTCCGCCGAGGTTTCCGTCGGCATTAAGCCGAGTCGAAATCGACGCAGTAGCGTAAGGAGGAAACGGGGTTGATTTGCGGAACCGCCGCGTCCTGCCCACTAGTCCGAGGTCAGCCATCAGAAGTCCGTCAATTCTAAAATGTAGGCGCCAAGCGTTCCGTAATCGGAGTTGTAAGCCTTGATGATGATGAATTTCTTGTCGGCGAGCGGCGTTCCTGCCGCGCCAGTAAACGTGTCCTTCTGGCCGAAGTTGGTGGCTGAGTGCCACGGAGACCAAAGCCCAGGCAGCAAAAAGCGTGGCCCATGCAAGTAGTCTGCGCTTGCTACGATTTCCCACGGTGACATGAGCAGCCCGCCATACACCGGAGACGGGTAGGTCATCCACCCATAAGACCCCGGAGGATATGAAGTGGCCCCGGAGTTTTGGATCGCTTCCGAGTAGTTCATTGCCCTGACGCACCCGGCCGCTCCCGCCTTGTTTCTGACGATGAAACATCCGGCCAAATTGCTGGTGGTGTACGGGAAAATCGGTGACGCTGTAAGGTGAACCGGATTCGATTTGTTTGATGACTCAGCGCAGTAGCAAATGGTCGGCCATACATCGGCCGCATCGTTAGGGATCGCGTCTCCGAAGACCATCTGGCCCGAATAGTCCGACGCTCCGCCGCCGCCGAACAACAAGATGAGCCCATTGTTGACGATCGCGATCCAATCGCGAGCGGTTGTGCTTGCCGAGTTCGACTTGTAGTAGTACCCGCCGCCGGAAACTTGAGCGTCAGTCGGGAACGGATTGGTCCCGCTCCCAACCGCAACGCCCGCCGCGGTCATTGTCTCGAACCCGCGATACCGAGCATTCGTCGTCCCGGTGTCGTCAACGCCAAGGTAAAGTTGCGACGTACCGGCCGGCTGCCGGTACGAGCGAAGGTTGGTCCCGGTGTAGGCGATCGACCATCCGGCCGGCGCGACCTTACAGGTGATCGTCCCGGTCGCTGGAGTGGCCGGCGAATTGGCGACTTGTATCGTTACGTTGTTCGCGTCGACATAGGTGCAGCGAGCCGTGATGTTGTAGTCCGACTCGTTCGCTCCTGACACGGCGAGGATCTGACCATCGCGGAACCCGTGCGACGTGCAGTTGATTGTCGCCGTGGTTCCAGTGCGCGTGATCGTGACGGTCTTGGAGTTGTACCCATCCACCAAGATCTTGTCGAGCAGGTTGGTGAAGTCGCCAACCGTGCCCGACAGACGCGGTGCGTCAGCGTCCGACGACATGAAGCTGAAGGTGGTGCTCATCGCCCGCCCTTACAGCTTAAAAATTTTGTTGGTCCCGTTGTCCCAGGTCACGATGATGTCGCCGCCGTTGGGCGTAATCGGCAGGCCGGTGGCCGTGTCGATGTACGCGATCAGCGGTGACGTGCCCTCGGCGCCGGTGTCCTTGTACAGGATGATCGCCTCGATCGAGGTGCCGCTCACCGCGGAGAACGTGATGTCCGCCGCGTCGGCCGCGCCGCCTGTGGTCGTCTTCGAGCCCAGCGTGACCGGGCCGGCGATGCGCGCGCCCGCCGAGACGTCGGACAGGAACTCGTGCGTCGTGAAGTTGGCCGTGTACGCGCCGGTGTCGACCAGGATCGCCTTGATCGTGTCCGAAGACCAGTTGAGGTTGGCGGCGAGGAAGCGCTCGCGCCCCTTGTCGTAGAGGGTGTTAGCCATGTGCTGCTCCTAGAAAAGGCCTTCGTCTTGGTCGTAACCGTGCTGGCGCGCGATCCACGTCTCATCGATGGCGGAGCTACGCTTCCCGAACTCGCTCTCGAAAACGTCCAGATGGTACTTGGCCGCCTTCGGGTCGTACTTCTCTTCCTTGTCGCGCATGGACAGTGCGCGGTACAGCATCCAGTCCACCAGCTTGTCCTGGTGGCGCTCTTCCACTTCCACCCCGCGCTCGGCGATGGCGAAGGTGATGGTTCCGGTGGCCGGCGAGACCGTGGTGTCCGGCACCGCGAAGGTCGCGATGCTCGGGCTGACCACGGTGATCGCGTGGGCTCCGTTGTATTCGGGCTGGGCGGCGCCGGAGATGACGATCGACTGCCGCGTGGACAGGCTCGCAGGAGCCGCCAGAACGGCTGTGGCGAGGCCGGCGACCGAGGTGAGGATCGAGATACCCCTGGGGGTCAGATCTTCGAGCGCCGGGGCGCCCAGCGGCTCCCGGATGACCGTCAGCCGGCAGGTATCGTTGGCCTCGGGCGTCGGGTAGAACGTGATCTGGTGGTTCCCGACCGGCGTCCAGTAGGACGGCCAGCTGGCCGGGTGGCCCTCCCACCCCGGGAAGACGTTGTCCAGCGCCCGGATGTCGGCCTTCTGCACCGGGTTGTCCTGGGACGCGAGCTTCACCCGGCGGATGAAGATGATCCGCGGGTCGACGTCGTAGGTCGCCTGGCCGGCGATGATGTCGATCTTGCAGATCTCGTCGGTCGACTGGTCCTGGAACAGCCGCGCGCGCCGGCAGGCCTCCAGCTGGGCTTCGCGGAGGAAGCGCAGGCGGACGGCGTCCGACCACAGCGGCGGCGTGCCGAGGTCGTCGGCCAGGTCGCCGAAGGCGGCGAGGATGTCAGCGACGTTCATGGCGCTCCCTTCAGGCGGCGACGAGCTTGGCCACGGCGGCCCACCGCTCGTAGATCGATTCGACGGCGGCCCACACGCGCGTCGGGGACAGCTGCCACTGGCACAGCGCCGCGCCGGACTGCTCGTGCTGCGGGCAGTGCTCGTGGTCGAAGTGCAGCTGGTGGCACGGGTAGCACGAGGTCTCGTTCGCGCCCAGCCCGATCGTGTTCACCCAGTGCTTGGTGAGGTTCTCGTGGCTGGAGTGGGAGAGCAGCACGACCTTGCCGTTGCCCTCGAACGCCACCGAGTTCAGCACCCCGGTCTCGGGGCCGATCACGAGGTCGCAGCGCTGCGCCAGCGCCAGCGTGTCGCGGATGGCCATCTCTCCGGCGGTGCGGCGCACGCGCGGCTCTTCCTCCCAGCCGGCCTCCAGCAGCGCCGACACCTCGTCTCCGACGGTGATGATCACGGCCTCCGGGATGTCGAGCAGGATGCGCGCCATGATCGCGTCCTGGTGCGGGTAGAACTTGTGGACGCTCGACCCGGACAGGCACCACATGACCACGAACGGGCGCTTCCACCGCTGCCCCAGACGCCAGCCCTTGTTGACCGTCAATCCCATGCCATCGACGATCGCCTCGGCGCGCTCGATTTCTTCCTGCGACGGGTAGAAGCGGTGCGTCAGGTGCGCGCCTTCGAGCCCGGCGATCTCGGCCGAGAAGTCGATGTAGTTGTGGTTCATGTGCCGGTGGCGCATGGCCCACGGCCACGAGTGATTCGCGCGCGACGGCAGCGCCAGCAGCGTGCCCTCGACCGACTCGCACAGGTTCACAAAGCGATCGTAGTGCCGCTTGTGCTCGTTCCAGTAGTCGTGCAGGCAGTGGTTCGGCACCTGATCCTTGTCCTGCAAGATGAAGGCGTCGATGTTCGGGTCGAGGCGCACGAGGTCCGCGTTCTTGGTCTCGACCATCGCGGTGACGTGGAAGCCCTCGGCCTTGAGCCCGGCGAAGATCGCGGCGGCCTGGATCATGTCGCCGATCGCGCCGTAGCGCACGACGCACGCCGTCTTCTTCGGCCGCGGGTTCTGGTAGCTGCGCCGGTGGCCCTCGCCGCCCTTGCGGTAGACCTGGAGGAACGAGTACTCCATGCCGCCGGCACGGGTCTCGTTGACGACCAGATCCCACTCGCCGATCTCCAGCATGGCGCGCTCGATGTCTTCCGGCAGGAAGTCGTGCTTGTGGTCGGGGTTCGCCCCATGCTGGCCGATGCGTGGGTACAGGTCGGCGTGCGGCAGGTACAGGCACAGGTGCCCGCCGTCCTTGATCAGCGGCCACCAGGCCTTCAGCGCGGCCTGGTAGTCCTCGACGTGCTCCAGGCAGTGCGAGGAGAAGATCGCGTCGACCGAGCCAGCGTTGAAGGTGCGCTCGATCGCCTCCGGGTCGGCGACGTCGCAGACCACGTCCGGCTTCATCTCGATGCCGAACAACTCGGTGTCCTTGCCCGAGTCCACGCCGATGAAGTGGCCGAACGCCTTCGACGGGCCGCAGCCCATGTCGAGCACCGCGCCGCGGGTGTACGGCACCACGGCATAGCGCACCTTCAGCGCTTCGCTGCCTTGAGGATCGTCGATGCGCCAGGTCATCCTGGGGTCTCCGCCGAGCTTCCGTTCGAGTTCCACACCGCGTGGTGATCGAACTCGTCGAGGAAGACGGGACTGTTGTAGGTCTGCCCGGACACGATGCGCGACAGCTTGCACTTGACGAAGCCTGCGTAGCCAGCGATCGCCGAGATGTCGATCGTGCCGAATTCCACCGTCGCGCTCTTGTCGTAGTCCGCGCTGGTGAGCGTCTGGTCCACGTTGACCGTAGTCCACGCCGAGGGCACTTGCTTGCCGCGCTCGTAGACCTTGTACTCCAGCCGCCACTTCACCACCTTCGGCGTCACCGGGTCGACCCGGGCGTAGACGTGGATGTGCGGCTTCAACGGCATCGACTTGTCGAGGCCGTGCGGTGTGTGGTTGACGATCGCCAGCACGTTGTCCTGCGCGTTCGAGAACGACAGCGCAAGCTCGGTCGGGTCGAACGTCGGATCGCTTGCGCCCCCGATGGGGTTGATGCCCGTCGCCGGGGAGCGCAAGTCGTCCCAGCAGTCCTCGTGCTGCCGAGAGTCGTACGACATCAGATCGCGTTCGGCTTGTGGTTGAAGCAGTCGTCAGCCGGGTCGCTGCCGGTCGAGCCCGAGATGCGGCCCTTGCGGTTCTTCGCCGACTGCGAGAGGTCCGCGCCGTAGGTGTCGGTGACGCCAGTGCTGGTGCCGCGGTCGGGCATCGCCTTGTCGTCGCCACGCAGCGGGGCGTTGGGTCCGGGCCGGTTGTTCGTGTCGCTCATAGCGGTCTCCTGGTGGTCAGCGCTGGTATCCGTCGGGCCGTCCGAGGAATCCGCCGACAGAGTCTTCGACGGCTTCGGACAGCGGCTTCGGCGCGCTGGTGTCGGGGTTGTACTCGCTCTCGCGGTGACCCTCGATGGGCATGATGCCCGTCGCGAGTTCGGCCGCGGAGCACGGCGACTTCGCCGCTGGGCGCTGCGAGGCGGCAGTGCCGTCGCGCAGGTTGGGCGAGTCGAGAAGCTCCGATCGTTCGGGCATGGGCATTCTCCAGAGAAAAGGGCCCCAGCGTTCGTGGCGCCGGGGCCCCGCACTTCACCGGCCGCTTAGGCCGCCGAGTCCCACTTCACGATCCGCGCCTGAGCGTGCGCGGTCTGGACCAGGCCGAAGCCGCCCAGGTAGTACCACGCGATGCCCATCGACCGACCGTAGTCCGTCGGGATCTTGCCGCGCATCTCTTCCGGCGTGACGATGCCCTCGGCCACGGTGTCCTGGCCGAAGAAGAACGCCCAGTTGCTCTTGGCGTTCGTGAACGCGCCCTTCGCGATGTTCGTCTGCTCGACGAAGCGCACGCCCTCGTAGCGGCCGATCTCGCCGTTCATGATCATGCGGAAGCCCTGGTCGACGTACTGATGCACGCTCTCCAGGTCGTTGCGCAACTGACGGAACGTGGTCGGGTGCGCCAGCGAGACGTAGTCGTCCGCCATCCAGGGCGGAATGTTCCGCTCCTTCATGAGGTCGACGATCGCCTTGACGTGATCCTTGCCGAGGGCGACGTTGTTGGTCAGCGTGGCGGTGCCGTTGGTGGTGAGCGCAACCGAGTTGGTGCTCGTGCCGGCAGTCGGGACGACGCGCAGCGGAGTCAGGTTGAATTGCGCGTGCGCAGCGATGTCGAAGGCCTTCTTCGCGTCATTCTTGAGCACTTGGTTGATGACTTCCTTAACCGGATGCTCGGACAGGTCGTCCAGCTTGCCGGTGTAGGGCACCGAGTTACCATACTCGGTGATCGTCATCGTGCCCTGCGTGATCGTGAAGTTGGTTTCCGGCATCGTCGAGGTTTCGGCGATGACCGTACCCTGGTTCGCGACGTCCGAGTAGATATTCCAGTGGAAGGCGTCGCCCTTCTTCTTCTGCTGAATCGCGGCGTCCTTGACGTCAGCGTATTGCCTGAATTTCACCAGCGGCTGCACGACGTTGCGGAGAACCTTCGAGAGGTTGTCCGAGTACATATAGCCGCCGAGCGTGCCGGTCGTCCAAAGCTGTCCAGCCATGATGTGTTACTCCTTCGAGAGATGGTGTTAAGCCATCGACGGATTCCTCGCTCGACGCATCTCCGCAATGATGTCGGAGGCCGACTGCGGTGCTGGTGCGTCATTCGAGGCTCGCGCCGATGTTGCCTTGGGCTCATCGAGAGCCCGCTTCTTTTCCAGCTTCTCGGATCGCATCGTGGTTGAATCGCCTCCGTCAGGACGCGCGGCAAACTTTCCGATCTTGAACTTGGTTCCTACAGCCTCGCCAGCCTCGGAGATCGCCTGCGCGCGCGACTTGCCTTGCGCCTCGAACTCGTTGACGTAGCGGTCTGCAATGAGAGCCAAGTCCGCGTCGGACCAGATTTCCGGGTAGTCCTTCCGAAGCTGCTCCAATGCACCTTCGACCGACAATTGCTGTTTCATCGCCGGGACTGCTGCCTGCACCGCGCGGTTCACGATGTCGTCGATCTTGGGGGTGGCGTCTTCGCGCCCCGCCAACGCCGACTGCACCGCGCCGGTGACGTACTCCAGCAGCATCTTTCCCGTCTTCTCCTCATCGCCCGAGTACATGGCGTTGACGAGTTCCTTGCCCTTCTCCACGAGGTCTGCGGACGCCATGACGGCGGCCTCTGCCTCTTTGCGCTCCGAACCACTGGTCGCGGTCTTCAGCTTCTCCTGAGCCGCGGCCAGCGCGTCCTGCGCCTCCTTCTGCATCCTGGTCGCTTCGGCGAGACGGAGGTCCGCCGCGGCGCCCTTCTGGTACTGGCGGAAGACCTTCTCCGCCGGCACAAGCTCTTCACGTCCGTCGACCTTCTGACGGATCAGCGCTTTCCCAAGCACTGCGTCGTCGAGGACGAAGCGCCCGTCCTCCAACTGCTTGCCGATCTGCGTCAGCGGATCGAGCGTCTCTTCCACAGGCTTCGCGGGTTCGGCCTTCTTTGGTTCGGGCTCGGGGTCCGGCGACAGCTTCACGCCTTCGTCCTGCTCGAACTGACGGTTGCGCTGCTCCGCGATGCGCTCGATCGCCAACTCGCGCTCGCTCTTGACGACCTTGTCGGTCGCAGGAGCCTGCACAACGGTCTCGACCTCGACCGCTTCATTCACGCCCGGCTGGGTAGTGTCTGTGCCCATATTGCCCTCATCGTATGGCGTCATCCGCCTAAGTCAACGAACTCATGCTGGGCCTGTCGGCCCTCCGTTATCGCATCCGCGACCCACTCCTGCCACGAGTCGAGAACAGCGATCCTTTGCTGGACCTTGGCGATAGCCTTCGCGTCGTGCGCGTCGATCGTCGCCAGCTGCTCCAGTCTGTCGAGGCGCTCCGCTTCCGCGCGCAGCACCAGATACTTGCCCACCGGGCCGTTGATCCAATCCTCGAACGAGAAGCCGCGCTGGATCGCTTCGAGCAGCGCGTTCTTGGCCTGCGTCAGGTCCGACTTGATGTCGTCCGCGTCGCTCATTCGTCAGGCCCTTGAGTGTCCGAGCGCATGGTCTCGATGCCAGCGTTGCGCCCGGTGAACGGAGACTTGGGCGCGGCCGTCGGCGTCGGGGTCATGGGGTTGGTGGACGGGTTCACCGCGCCGGGAAGCTCGCGGTCCATGCCCTCGGCGGGCATCGGGGCGGCCGGGACCAGCGGCATGGCGCCGTCGGCCAGTGGCCCCTGCTCGCCCGGGGCGAAGCCTGGGTCGATGCCGGGCGGAGTGGGCGCGATGTAGCCCGCGGCACGCATGATCTGGTCGGCCACCGGCGCCACCGCGGGGACAGCGGCCACGACCTCGGCCGCCTGCATCGCGCCGAACATGGCCTCGACGCCTTCCTTGGTCTTGCCGGCGGCGATCTTGTCGGCCTCGGCCAGCGTCTTCTTGATCTTGGCCGCGGTGAGTTCCGGGTCTTCCTTCTGCTTCAACTCGTCTTCGAGTTCGGCGATCCGCTGCTGAAGCTCCTGGATCCGCGGATCCTCCTGGCCCCAGTCGAAGAACCTTCCAGGACCGTCGTAGCCCAGCTTGCTGAAGATCTCGGTCGCGATCTCCCTGACGTCGGCGCCGGCTCGCTGGAGCACGTCGTCGAGCAGCATCTCGCGCAGCGACTTCAGCGCGAACAGGAAGTTCGAGAGCTTCGACTGCGGGGTCGTGGCGCCGATGCCGACGTTGACCCGCACCGTGAGTTCCTGCATCAGCAGCTTGTCGTCGATGACCACGTCGTCGCCGATGCGCTGCGCTTGCTGGGCCTTCTTCCCAGCCAGGGCGAACATCTTCTCGTCGGTCTCGTAGTGCTGTTCGAGCAGCAGCAGCTGCCGCAGCACCGGCTTGACCCATGTCTCGGCGAACGTCTTCAGGGTGTAGGCGGTGACCAGCGAGGCGTCCGCGGTCAGCATCTCCATGCCGCCGACGGTCTCGGCCAGCTTGCGGTTCGAGCCGACGCTGGCCTGCGAGAACGTGCCCACCAGATCGTCGAAGTCCAGGTTGAGGCGGTCCTGCTCCTCGTACGCGCTCTTCGTCACGTCCTGGGTCTCGACCACCTTCACGTCAAGCTCGGGGTCTTCGAGCATCGTCACCGAGCCAGGCACGTTGCGAGTCAGCGAGCGGAGGTCGATCTGCCGGCCACGCTTGGCGAAGTAGCGCTTGTTGAGCGCGAACTTCACATTGTCCATGCGTTGATTGGCGTTCTCGTTCAACTCGGCCTGGACGTCGCGCGACATCCTCGCGATGCCGCTCGGGTACAGCTTGTGGGTCTCGATGACGCAGTTGCCGACGACGTAGGGGCGCTCGCCGTGGTGGTAGCGCTCCTCGACCTCGACCGGCTGCGACAGCAAGTGCTGGTCGCCCAGCGTGTAGTAGACGTAGTCGCGGCCGTTGTACTCGATGAAGTTGCGGTGGACCCAGACCAGCGAGAATGCGGTGATGGCCGAGGCCCGGCCCTGCGCGTCGGCGCGGCCCTGGTTGCGCTGCAACTTCAGCGTGTCGGCGTACTTCAACGCCGCGGCCACGATCTCGGCGTCGGTGAGCGGGTTCCACTTCGGCTGGCCCGTCTTCTCGTCCGCGGTCATCATCCGCGCCTTGACGTCCTTGACCAGCATCGGGATCAACTCGATCCAGTAGGGGCTGCCGGTGACCGGGTTCTGCCATTCGGCGTGCGGGCTGAAGCGGTAGTTCTCGGTCGCCAGCAGGCGGCAGATGGGACGGTCGATGCCGCTCTTCTCGTCGTACTGCCAGGCCTGGTACGAGGCGCAGATGCCCACGGCCTGGGCGTCCTGGTAGGCGCCGATCAGCGTGGTGAACCAGGGCAGCGTCTTGTCGAGACGGTAGTTCATCACCTCCTGCCAGACGGCCGCGCTCGCGACCTGGATCTTGTCCTGGTCGTCCTCGGGCTCCAGGGACACGACGTCGGCGTTCGAGAAGAACGCGGAGGCCGCGGTGGCTTCGTTCTTACGGATCGCGCCGCGGGTCTTCGGTCGGAAGAACTTGGACCGCGTGCGGTAGGTGTCGCTGCCGTACTTCGAGCCCGGCGGGTGCTGGCCCTGGAACTGCCGCAGATCCTGCTCGATCTCCGATCGCACCCCGGCGTCGAAGAAGCTGGTCGATTCACTGAAGGCGTCGCGCGCCAACGTCAGCCAGAGGTCGCTCATGAGTGGTCTCCCAGGATGCGCCCGGCGAAGTCGGTCTTCAGCGCGGCATACTCGGCCGCCTTGAACTGCGATCGCGACATCTGGTAGCGCTCCAGGATCTCGCCGCCGGCCCGGATGACGTTCTTCTTGAACTCGCTCGCCGAGTAGATCGCGGGGACGTGGAGCACGAAGCCCCACTGGCCAGTCAGGGAGACGTTGCGCACGACGATGATGCTGCCGTTGCCCTCCGGGTTCACCGCCCACAGGTGGCCAGGGTAGGCCTGGAACAACGTCTCGGCCACCTCCTTGCAGAGGTTGAATTCGAGCGCCGCCAGCTGCGGGGCGTCGGTCACCAACAGATCACTCATCAGCTACTCCTCGGGCTCGCACTCTCGCTGTACCAGCGTGGCCTTCTCGTTATCGGACAGCCACAGCCACTGCTTCTCGCTGTAGGCAGACTTGATGGGCGTGGGCAGGGCCTCGTACGCCTCGCAGCCCTGCACGATGCCGCGCAGCACCGGGTTCATGCGTACGGGTTGCGCTTCGCGTAGAACTTGCGACCGCTGCTGAACTCGTAGGCCACCTCGCGGTTGGCCAGGTCAAGCTCTTCCGGCTTCAGCGTGTCGAGCGCGCCGCCCGCTCGCGCCAGCGCCACCTCCTGCGACCAGAGTCTGGTCGACATCGTCGGGGCCCGGGCCTTGTTGTCGTCTGGCATCTATCCCTCCCATGCGATCGAGAGCCGCACCTCGGAGATGCCGCCATCAGGCTGCCTGCGTCTCCCGTTGCCGTAGCCCCCGGCGCGCGGCCGGCGCTCGAACGACTTGCGCTCGCAGGCCACCCTGCGGGCATCTGCCTGGAGCGTAGTCAGCAAGTCCAACAAACTCACGCCCAAATTCGCCTTCCTCTTACGCGCCATCGCTGTAGACCTCCGGCTCAAGTGCGGACTCATCGATCAGGACAGGCGGCTGCGGATCCATGTCGTAGACTCTGCTCATCGCGTCAAGGAAGTCGTCGTGCCGGCTGAATGGGTACGTCAGGTACTCATCAAGGAAGCCCTTGTTCAGGGTGTAGAGCGTGTTGTTCTCGTCTCGCGCCCTGGTTGGAGTGAAGATGCGGTAGCTCTCGCCAGCCTCCCGCACCGCGGCCTGGTTGCGGGTCTCCTGCGATACCTCGGCAGCGAGATACCAGCGCCCAGTCTTGAAGTCTGGTTCGAGCCTCTGGATGCGGTCGTACTTCGAGCCCGGGCCCTCGTTCGGCCAGGCAAGCTCGACGATCTCGAAGCTGTCGCCTTCGAGGCGCATCTTCTCCTCGAAGTAGTCCATCGCGTCCTGGAGGCCGAAGCGCTCGTAGCCAACGCGCACCAGCTGCACGCCGGGCATCTCTCGCCACTTGCGGCGCAGGCGCTTGATCGCCAGCCAGCGATCGCCCAGGCTCATCCGATGGTGCATCCCGTCCAGCAGGTACTTGTTGCGGCCGGCGTCGATGCCGCTCACCACGATCGCGGTGCGGTCGCTGCCCTTCTTCTTCGAGGAGGCAGGGTCGACCGTGATGTAGACGTTGAGCGTGCGCGGCCGGATGTCCGAGAACTTGAGCCAGCCGGCCTCGAACATCGCCTCGGATCCCGCGGCCGGGTTCTGGAGCATCTGCGCGGCGATCGTGGCGCGGCCCTGGGTCTCGCGCTTCTTCGCCCAGACCTCGGGCGGCAGGAAGACCGGCGTGCCGTCTTCGAGCCCGTTGTGCGTCGCCGGGAACACGCGGGGCGTGAGCACGCCCTTGTCCAGGATGTCCTGGTAGGTGTCGCCGAAGCTGTAGCGGGTGCCGATGTGCCAGGCTCGCTGCGTGCCGTCCTCGCTGCGCGCGCCGAGGTTGTCGGACAACTCCCACGCCGCGGTGGTCTTCTTGACCTGTTCGGGCGTCGAGACGCTCTCCCGGGTCACCACGTCGTCGTAGATGAGCAGCTTAAAATGCGCGCCCGTCGGTTGCCCATCAACCAACCCATGAGCCTCGACGGTGGCCTCCTTCGGGTTGGTCCGCCGATTGACGACGATGCCCTTTTCCTCGGACCACCGCGGCGCCTCGCGATGGGGGTGGCCCCAGAAGATGTCAGGAAACAGCTTCTTCAGGCGCTCGTTGCGCTCAAGCTCCTCTTTGATCTGCACGAGGAACTTACGGGCCACGGGTTTTGTGTGACTGAAGATCCCGATCGTTATGTCGGGATCGCGCATGATCTCCTGGATGGAGCCCGCGAAAGTTATGATTGTGCTCTTGTAGTGCTCGCGCGCCCACAAATCGAGGTGAGCGTCGGGTTTTGCCTCGACCTC